CAGTCAGCACATAGGGCACTGGCATCAAGCGTTCAATTGTGAACGCATTGCCTTGCACAGTTTCGTAGGTGTCAGTGTCTACATCATATCTACGCTGGCGCACCTGTGTCTTGCTGACAAAATATGGATCTTGCATGCGAGGCCGATCGTAGTCCATGCCTGTGATGTAAAATGTCATAAGCGGCGTTGACGGCAAACTTGACGCAGAGTTGTTTTGCAGCACAGTTTGAGCCTGGCGACTGGAATCACCATAGCGAACTGGCACACGTATCAGAGTAGGGTTGCCTTGCTCGTCTCGACCAAACTCAACTTGAAAGTTAGAAAAAATTCTAGCAAACTGCAAGAGAAATCTGCGTATCTGTTTGTCATAAAACCATTGTTGTGCCATGCGTTATCTTCCTGGTGGTCTTGGATTTGGTGGCTTGTTGCCACCGTCGTCGCCGTTGTCGGCTCGTGGTCTCAACAGTTCGCTGAGACTTTGACGACTAGGAATATTGCCAAGATCTGATGTGGATACTGTGTATGTATTGTTGACAAAGCCCGAGCGCAAAGTTTGATTGGCTGGTCCGTTGGTGAGGTCGGTGCGCACCGAATCTTCAATCTTGACCCAGATTTTGCCGTTGTATCTGAACAGCCGATTGGGATAGTAATCCAGTCTTAGAGCATACTGTCCATTTTGTGGATTGAGCGGAAAACTCACACCAGGTGTGACCGGCAATCCGTTGGGAGCAATCCCGTCTCCAGTTAGGTATCCCATGGTCCATCCATCTGATCTTGGCGTCACTGCTGCATCTGAACTGTTGATGCCGGTTGAATCCACCAAGGTGTTGGTGCTGTCGGCAGTGAGACCCGAGGGATCTGCTGGAGTTCCGTCGGGGTTGGTTGGGAAGATGTAAAACTTCACAGTGTCGTATCCTGACAGTGGTACATCCAATTCAGCCTGTGCCAAGATAGCATCGTTGACCTGTAGATCTCGAAGACGTGTGCTAGCTGAGTCTTGAATCTGATTGGGATTTTGTATCAGTTCCCAGTACACAGTATTGGTGATGTCTGTGCCCACAGGTGTGTCCACTCTTGCTCGATAATACTGATCTCCGTAGTTGACAACAACTCCAGTGGGGTAGAAGTTGCCTGGATCCCAAATTTGTTCTGGCATAAATGGTTTGTCCAAGATCTCTTGATATTCCTGTGCGTTCACCAGTGGGGTGGCCTTGACTCGCCAGGTGTGTGGTTGCCATGTTTGACTAAAGCCCTCGGACGCAAAGTTGGTGTCCTGGATCACATAGTACCTGGGCAGTGCTCGAGGTATGGCTGTGTCCAAGGGATTTAGATCTCTCAAGTTGGGAATCTCTACTACATCACCACTCATGAGTTTGCGACCTATGGTGTCAATCATGTCGTTGTAGTGAAATGTAATGTACAGGGTGTCACTCTGCAAAAACAAACCAAACTGGCTGAGGTTAAAATCAATATCTTGTGTGTTGTAGATGCCGCGCATGGTGTACACATCAGGATCGTAAGCACGATCGCGGTTTTCCAACAACAGCAGGTCTTGAATAAACAAAGGATCTTCCACAGTATAGTTGGGTTCTGTGGCATCATAGTTGCCAGAATCTACAGAATCTTCTTGCCCTGTTTTGGGACCTAGATATTTGTGCACATAGATGTCAAGTCCGCCCACGGTGTACATCTCCGAGATAGTTCGATCCAGGAAACGATAATCATTGGTGCGGTTAGGACGGTATAGTGAGAGTCTTGGCATAGTAGTGTATTTAGTAGCACAGCGTTTGACCAAAAATCCCCCTTGTGCTATAATTACAGCATGAAAGTAGTCAAACTCAATCGCAGATTCCGAATGCACAAAGACCACGGGCATCAAGTGGCCCTGCGATTCAACGGCTGGAACGACCGTGCCCGTGAAGTAGAACGAGTGACCAAAGACACGTTTGGCAGTCAATACAAATGGCACACTTCTGACTACGAAACCTGGCACGGGTATTTTGGCAAAGCCAGCGGCCATACCCCTAACCGTCCGTACTGGATCACTTTTCGCAATCCCGCGGACTTGACCATGATCATGATGAAACTGAACTTTCGCTAATGGAAGAATACCTACAGCGTATTGACGCCCTGAGCCAACAGGCTCTGAGGTTTCAAAGTTACGAAGCCCGGGCAGATCTAGAACGCATGATTGGCGCAGCACGTACCGTGGCACAAGACCTCAGTCGAGAACTGGTGGAATGTCAGCGTCTGCATCGAATCACACCGCGGGCCGAAACTCATGCAGCTCGACTAGAGGACCTGCTGGCGAACGCTGAGAAAATGATGGTTTATGCACGGTTGCGCTATCGTTGACCAAAAAGACTGTGTGTGTTATAATACATACTTGTCCACTAAATGGGGTATGTGATGAAAGCTGTGAGTTTTGTTGCAAAGTATTCTGGCACTAATCGATCCCGGGCTGTGGTGCCTTATGACAAAATCAAGGCCACGGAAAAATGGGTAGAATACGCCCTGGACATTGCGGACATGTCCCGCATTATTATGAACGTGGATTTTGATACCAAATGGAAGCTGGCCGAGGCGCTGGAAACAGCAGAACGCAAACGAGCCTACATGTACAAGCACAAGAACTTCGACCTCAACCGTGCTCTCACAATCTTTGACGCCGTCAAACATTTGCCCTCCACTAAGTAAGGACCAATATGAAAAACCCCGCTCAAGTAAAACTGCTGAATCCCCGTAGCCCAGACACTAAATTCATGGGCACGGAACCCGAATGGAGCACCCAGCCCCAGTACGGGCGTGTGAGCTCACTAAGCAAGGCGTTTGCCTGGTACAATTACTTCTACGGCAAAAAAGACGCCCGCGACATGATTGTGAACTACCTGGAAACACATGGCCGCAAAGGGGACGTCCGCACCCTGCGCGGGGTGTCGGACTCGGCCATTCGCTCTACCACTGCATGGCTGTGTCGCATGACTCAGGTGGGACTGGAACTAAGCGAGGCCGAGCAGGTGAAGCTGGACTCTATGCTGGCAGAAATTTTGGCAGCAAAACAGCAGGCACAGGCCGAAGCGGCTGAAGAACCCGATGTGCCCCGGATCACCATCCAGGACCGCCTGCGTGAAAAGGTGTCGGAGTGTGCAGGTGAACTGGACGGCATGTTTGACGAGTTTGTGATCAACGGCGCCAAAATGTCAGCGGACTACAAGCCCATTGCCTTGATCCGTAGCATGAACGTGGCTCCGCAGTTGATCTCAGTCCTAAGCGACATCTGGAAGAAGAAGCTGACTGAGTTTGAACTGGCGGTAGAAGGCAAGGATGCACAGTTAGCTGAAGGTTACCGATTCCTCTCTAAAATACAGTTGCGCAATGCTGTGAAATTTTGCGAAACTGTGATCAATGACTGCGGCGCTTATGTGCAGATCAAGAAGGTGGAACGCAAGCCTCGCAAGGCCAAGGCAGTACCACCTGAGAAGAAAGCGGCCAAGTTCAAGATTTGCACAGAGTTTGTGGAACTCAAGCTCCGGAGCCTGCCAGCCTCGAGCTTGGTGGACAAGACTGAAGCCTGGCTGTATGACACCAAAAAGCGCAAGTTGATCCATGTGGTGGCTGACGAGTATGCCAAGGTGTTTACTGTGAAGAACAATGCCATCATTGGATTCAGCACAGCAGAAACCCAGCAGAAAACTGTGCGCAAGCCTGCTGAAACGCTGAAAGCCCTACAGGCAGCTGGCAAGCCAGCCGCTCGCAAACTGTTCAAGGACTTGAGCACTACAGAAACTACATTCAACGGACGCGGCACTGAAAACTTGGTGATTATCAAGAGCTGGTGATGTATCTGAATCCTTGCTAAATACAGCAAGGATTCTCTTATGTCAAACGATACCCTCGACCCGCTGAAAAAACAACTGATTGAATACGTACAGCTACAGCTGGGCGATCAGATCATTGACCTTGAATTGGATCCAGCTCACTATGAAGCAGCTTACCAACGCACCCTGGGCACCTATCGTCAACGTGCGCAGAACGCATACGAAGAAAGCTACAGCTTCTTGCAGTTACAAGATGGTGTCAACGTGTACACCCTGCCACAAGAAGTAACACAAGTTAGACAAATTTTCCGTAGAACCATTGGCCTAGGCACTGCAGGCAATGCGTCCAGTTTTGACCCGTTTGGTCAAGCACAGCTCAACGTGTATCTACTCAATTACGACCAAGCTGGCGGTATGGCCACATATGATTTCTATCAGCAGTATGTGGAACTGGCTGCTAGAATGTTTGGCGGATACATCAACTACACCTGGAATCCTGTGACCAAGAAACTGCAGTTGATTCGTGACCCACGCGGTTCAGGCGAAGTGGTGTTGCTGTGGACCTACAACATGCGTCCAGAAATAACACTGTTGGCTGATCACCAGATTGGACAGTGGTTCCGTGACTTCATGGTGGGCGCTGCCAAACAGATCATTGGTGAAGCTCGTGAGAAGTTTGCGTCTATTGCGGGCCCACAAGGCGGCACTGCCCTAAACGGTTCGGCCATGAAATCCGAAGGCCTGGCCATCATGGACCGCTGTATCGAAGACCTCAAGCTGTATGTGGATGGTTCGCAGCCCTTGACCTTTGTGATTGGATAATCAAATGCGAGCACACGAATTTGTTACTGAACACAGAATGGTCTGGAAGCGCAATCCCAGAACTGGCAAAGTGACCATGAGTTGGCGTTGCGAATCTGGCCCCAGAGCCAACCGTACTGTGCCCAATGTGAGTGACTGTTCAGCTGCTCCAGATTATGCCAAAGCAGCCAAAATGAAAAAGACTCGCGCCAGAACCAAAGTGCGACAGGCCCGCAGAACAGCTCGCACCAAAAGAGTCAACCCCAAATCCAAACTGATAAGACAACTTAACCGTTAAGCTTGGCAAACTGCTGAAGTATGCTATAATGCAGCATGGACTGCATGATCGACATTGAGGGACTGGCCACTGGCCCCGACACCACTATTCTAACAATCGCTGCTCAAACGTTTGATCCGCTGTCACGTGGCTACTACGATCTGCATTACTATGCTCGAGTCACGCTGGAAAGCCAGGAAGATCGACGCATTGAAGATGGCACAGTGGCTTGGTGGGCCACACAACCTGCTGACGCCCGAGAAGAAGCGTTTAACGAGCAAGGCAGAATCCCGCTTAAACAGGCACTGGAAGAACTGCATCGATTGTGCTGGAAGTGCAATCGTATCTGGATGAACGGTCCCACATACGATGCCAACATCTTGGAACATGCTTACAAAAGCTACGGAATGCCCTTGCCCTGGCAGTACTACAAAATACGCGACACCCGCACAGTATACGGACTGTGCCCGGAGCTGAACAAATACCCAGCAAGTCACCATGCATTAGAAGACTGTCGCAGACAGATTGATCTCTTGCACGACAGCCTGGAATACTTGAAGGTTAAACAACTAGCATGACACTACCTCGACTGCTTGTAATTGGTCATGGGCGCCACGGCAAAGACACTGTGTGTGAAATCCTGCGTGACAATTATGGATTTCGCTTTCAATCCAGTTCAGAGTTTTGTGCCCGCAAGTTCATCTACGACGAACTCAAACACAAGTATGGCTACGCTGACTACGAGCAATGCTATCGTGACCGTCATAATCACAGAGCTGAATGGTATGACATGATTCATGCCTACTGTCAAGATGATTATGCCCGACTGGGTCGTGACATTTTTAGTGAAAACGACATCTACTGCGGCCTGCGCAACCGGAGTGAGTTTCATGCCATGCGCAACACCGGCGTGTTTGACTACTGTGTATGGGTAGACCGTTCAGATCATGCGCCCTCTGAGCCCCGGGACAGCATGAACTTGGAAATCTGGATGGCTGACTATGTGATCGACAACAACAGCACCCTGGAAGTGCTGCATCGCAGTGTGGGCGAGCTAGCAGACCACTTGTTGAATCAACAAGAACTGCTAAACGTCAGCTTCTAGATCACCACGGCGCCAAGGCCGGTCAGATCGTGTGACTTCTGCGGCACAATTTAAGCAGATGGTTTTTAAATTTCTATAATCACAATTGTTTAGATTGCCATCGGCATGATAAACTGTCAACTGATGTGCGGGTAGCCTTGCCGCAAATCCACATCGATCACACTGCTTCTTTTTGACATAGCCTGCTGTCTGCCACTTGGGTACTTGACGTGGCAGCTTTTTGCCACGTCTGATGCAGATGCCACATCTGGTTCTGTAGTAAATCTTGCCGTTTTTATGGCAGTTCACAGCAGCATGATTTTTGTTACAGGCTTGACATAAGGGTCTCATGTTGATATTTATGATACAAAACCTTAATTAAGGCTCCGCAACCAGGCGAACTTTTGGTGTTTCCGGTAAATATTTGTAGGGAATTTATTTCTTAATATTAGGAGAACAACATGGCATTAGTTAGCCCCGGCGTAGAAGTATCGATCATAGACGAATCAATCTATGTACCTGCAGCCACTAATTCAGTACCTTATGTACTGGTTGCAACTGCACAAAACAAAGTATCTGGCACCGGCAGCGGAGTTGCTGTTGGTACACTAGCGGCCAACGCCGGTAGAGTATTTCTGATCACAAGTCAGCGAAATCTTGCACAGACCTTTGGTAACCCATTCTTTTACAAGACTGCAGCAGGAACACCGATCAACGGCTACGAACTCAACGAGTACGGTTTGCTGGCAGCATCTTCAGTGTTGGGCATCAGCAATCGTGCATATGTGCAACGGGCTGACGTTAACCTCAGTGAGTTGGTGGCTAGTTTGGTTCGCCCAGTTGGCGCACCATCTAACAACGCACACTGGCTTGACACAGATGACAGCACCTGGGGCATTTTCCAGTGGAACCAAACCACTGGAGCATTCACCAACAAAGTACCCTTGGTACTAACTGAATCTACTCAAGTCACAGGTGGATCGGTACCATTGGCCAGTATTGGTAGCATTGGCGACTACGCTGTGGTTGCACTCAATGTCAACACTCCCACCTACTACAAAAACAACAGCAACGCCTGGGTTTTGGTAGGCAGCGATGCTTGGAAACGTTCATGGCCCACACTGCAAGGCACACAGAGTGTGACCGCTTCGTTGACCGCAGGACAAGGTATCATAATCAACGGCACCACTGTTGCGGTACCGGCCTCGCCAAACAACACTGTGACTGGTCTAGTCAATGCTATTAACACGGCTGCGATTACTGGTATTACTGCTGAAGTTGATACCAGCAGCCGATTTGTAATCTATGCGGACAGCCAAGCAGTCAGTGATGACAGCAGTGGCGGTGGCGGCATTGTCACCATCAGCAGCTCTAGTACCGCAGCATTGTTGACTGCTCTGGGCATCACTGCCAACAGCTACTATGCTCCTGCGCTGCAACAAAGCTACAACTATGTGGTGCCTCGCTGGCGCAGCACTGATGTTGCGCCTCGTCCCACAGGATCTGTGTGGAACATGGTCACTGCAGTGAACCTTGGCGCTGACATTGTGGTCAAGCGATATGACACCACGTTGGCTGCTTTTATTATTGAAAATACTCCAATCTATGCCAACGACTGGTCAGCTCTGCAAGGACTTGATCCAGCCGGTGGCGGACGCAACATTGATGCAGGCTCGTTGTACATCCAGTTCAACAGCTCGCCAGAAGAAGTAGCAAGTCCAGCTCCGTTTGCCAACGAATACAACAACACCATGACATTCCAGGTGTTTGAACGGCTTGAAGCAGGCCCAACTCGAGCTTCTGGTGTCAATACTAGTCCAACATTTACCTCTGGTAGCACATTTACTATCCAGGCCAGCGTGGCCAACAGTGCTTCGCTGACTCCTACAATTCCTGCTATTGCCACTGTGAACGGAACAACTGCTGCTGATTTTGCAGCCGCAGTCAGTGCTGCTGCTGTGCCCAACGTCAGTGCACAAGTAAACAGCGATGGCAGCATCACACTTGTGCATGCTCAAGGCGGTGTAATTATTGTCAACAACACCAGTACAGGTGGTGTTAACCCACTTAGCGATGCTGGTTTTACCTCAGTTGACGGCGCAGACACAATTCGTGCAGGCACTGGTGAATACACCGGTGCACTGATTATTTCTAACTGGGTACAACTAGAGTACACAGCCAGCAACACCGGACCTGATCAAAACCCAGCCAACGGACGTCTCTGGTACTACAGTGCTGTTAACCAAGTTGACATCATGATTCAAAGCGGCAGTGGTTGGCAAGGTTATCGCAACGTCAGCTTGGATGTTCGCGGATTTAATCTAACGCAAACTGATTCTAGTGGTCCACAAATCTCACCCACAGAACCACTCACACAGAGTGATGGTACTGATTTAGTTTACGGTGACCTTTGGATCGACACTGCCAATCTAGAACTATATCCTGTGATCAAACGCTGGGACCAAGTTGACGGCATTGACCAGTGGGTGACCTTGGACAATACTGATCAAACCACCAGCAATGGCGTTTTGTTTGCAGATGCACGTTGGGCACCAAATGGCACAACTGATCCAATCACAGACAATATTCCAACGATTCAGAGTCTGTTGACATCCAACTATTTGGATTTGGATGCACCGGATCCAAGCCTGTATCCAACTGGCATGTTGTTGTTCAACACACGCCGCAGCGGCTACAACGTCAAGAGTTTCCAGGACAATTACTTTAACCCACAGAACCCTAACATCACTGTGTCAGGTTACGAAAGTGGCGTTAACTATGTGGTCGGCAACAAGGTACTGTACAACGGCATCATCTACGTGGCCATTGCGAACTCAATTGGGGAAGCACCATCAGATCCCACATACTGGAGTGTGTTGGAAACCAATGCCTGGGTAACTGCATCTGGCAACCGTAATAACGGTAGCCCGTACATGGGACGCTTGGCTGTGCGACAGTTGGTTGTGGCTGCTATGAAGCGCACAATTGACACTTCTGACACCCTGAGAGAAGAACAGCTGAACTTTAACTTGATCGCCACACCAGGATATCCAGAACTGATCATCAACATGATTGCCCTGAACAACGAACGCAACAACACAGCTTTTGTAGTGGGTGATACTCCAATGCGCTTGCCACCAGATGGCAACGACATTGTGGCCTGGGCCACAGACTCAGGCGGTCTTGGATTCCCTTCGGGCGACGGCTTGTCAACATCCAACGCATATCTGGGCGTGTTCTACCCCAGCTGCCAGACCACTGACTTGTCAGGCAGTGCTGTGGTACAACCTCCAAGTCACATGATGCTGCGCACAATTGTGCGTAACGATGAAGTGGCATTCCCGTGGTTAGCACCAGCTGGTGTTCGCAGAGGCGTGATTGACAATGCATCCTTGATTGGTTATATCAATGCTGCAACTGGTGAGTTTGAAACCATTGCAACTGGACAAGGTCTACGTGACGTGTTGTACATCAACAAGATCAACCCAATCACGTTTATCCCAGGTGTGGGTATCACCAACTACGGCAACAAGACCGAAGCCAGCGTACCTAGTGCGCTGGATCGTATCAACGTGGCACGACTGGTTGCTTACATTCGCGGACGCCTGCAAGAAATTGCCAAGACATTTGTGTTTGAGCCCAACGATGAGATCACACGCAACGAACTGGCCAATGCAATTGACGGACTGTTCCAGGACATCCAATCCAAACGCGGCCTGTACGATTACACCATTGTGTGTGACTTGAGCAACAACACACCAACCACTATCGACAGAAATGAATTGTATGTGGATATTGCAATTGAACCTGTCAAGGCAGTTGAATTCATCTACATTCCAGTGCGCATTGTCAACACTGGCGAACTTTCTGGAGGCGGCGGCGCTGCTTAAAAGAGAGCTATGAGGGCTAGTGATAGCCCTCATAAATAAAGGTACATAGGAGAATAATATGGCCGTTTCATCATTAACTAGGTTGACAGTGCCGCTTGCAAGCGATCAAAGTGCAAGCACCCAAGGGCTCTTGATGCCCAAACTCAAATATCGCTTTAGAGTGATGTTTGAAAACTTCGGCGTGTCCACCCCAAGAACAGAATTGACCAAGCAAGTCATCAGCTTTAATCGTCCTTCTGTGTCGTTTGAAGACATGGAGATTCCAATCTACAACAGTCGAATCTATTTGGCTGGCAAGTACTCGTGGGAAGAAACCAGTTGCGAAATCCGTGACGACGCAGGCGGCGAAGTTGCTCGTCTTGTGGGCGAACAGATCCAGAAACAGTTTGACTTCATGGAGCAGGCAAGTGCTGCATCTGGCATTGACTACAAGTTTACAACCAAGTGTGAGATTCTTGACGGTGGCAACGGTACTTCTGCTCCCACTGTGCTAGAAACTTGGGAACTGTATGGTTGTTTCCTAAAGAGCGCCAACTACAACGAACTCAACTACAGTGAAAGTGCACCAGTGACCATCACCATGGGAATCAGATTTGATAACGCAATTCAAACTCCTATTGCTTCGGGCATTGGCGCCACAGTGGCAAGAACCGTGGGCGATGTGGCAACTGGCTCAGGTGGCGGCGCTTAATTAACTGTCCCGATGGCATTTGGACAAGACTTTTTAAACGGGTTCTTTGGGAACAATTATCTCAAAGACTATACCCATGCCAGCAAGACTTTTACCACGGCGGGCTACGACAACTCGCCAAGGTACAAGTTTTTATTTCATGTATTTTTCAATATAAACACCAGTCAGTTGCCTAGACTACAGAACAATCTGTTGTACTCCACTGGTGAACAGTCCACTATCGGAGTGCTGGTAAAAAATATTGAACTTCCCAAGTTCCGTATTGACACCGAGGTCATGAATCAGTACAATCGAAAGCGTGTGATTCAAAAGAAAATTGAATACCAGCCAATTCGTTGCAGCCTTCATGATGACGGTGGCGACTTGATTCGAGGCCTTTGGTACAACTACTATGCGTATCACTACAAAGATCCTGTAAATCCTTATAAAACTATTACTTCTCAAAACGGCAGCATAGGTGAAATTCAGACTCAGCCCACTGGGTCGGATTACAACATTCGAGATATCTATGCCACTACTCGCAACAACAACGACTGGGGCTATATTGGTGAGAGCTATACTGATGCCACCACTGCAGAAGGTGGCAAGCCAACATTTTTTAGAGATATTTCCATATACGGATTCAACCAGCACAAGTTTGTTGAGTATGTGTTGATCAATCCCTTGATATCAGAATGGAACCATGACACCTATGACTACTCTCAGGACGGCGGCGTCATGGAAAACACTGTGGTCATCAACTACGAAACAGTCAAGTACTACACAGGTGCCATTGGCGGCGGCAGACCATCCACTGTGGTGCAAGGTTTTGCAGATCCAGCCAACTATGATCTAGAGTCCAGCCCACTGTCAAGACCTGGTGGTACTCGCAGCGTTGTTGGCCAAGGTGGTTTGTTGGATGCTGGCCAAGGTATTATACAAGATCTCAGCACTGGCAGCATGGAC